TTAGATTAGCAGTTGGAATACCTGTAAAGATAGTATCATATCTTAACCCAACATACGCTTGATTTAACTCAAGTGTATAATGCACTACCGATTTACCTCTCTTAACAGCATCAGCACCAATCGATTGTAAGAACCAAGTCTTACCTATACCAGCTGGAGCAACAACAACTCCAAGTTCTCCTTTACCTAAACCACCATCCATAACATCATTGATTACATCCCACGGAGTTTTTATTGTATCTCTTGTGGATTCCTCAAATCTTGATAATAGTTCATTTATATAATCGTGTCCTAAATCAGATAATGTACCAGCCTTCATCGCTTTATCTATAACAGTCTTTATCTTATCATATTCACCAATTTGTAACAAATCAACTGATTTTAATATAGCATTTTTTAAACTTTGATTCTTACAAAACTCAATCATTTTCTTCTGAACAAAATCTAAATCATCAGCTTCACGATAGTTGTAGACATCTTTTAAATTAGATATTACTGAAGTCTTTAAGATATCATCTTGTATATCTTCTATAGATATTTTCAAAGCCTCTAACGTTGGCTCTTTTTTAAACTCTAAGAAATATTCTTTGGTTTGTTTCACTAACCATTTATCTGCTTCACTATCAAACATATTAGAATCTAATATATCAAATATAGTTTGTAAGAATGGTTTTTTAAATATTAGGGATGTTAGTATTTTCTTCTGAAATGAAGTGCCGTATTGGCTAAGTGAATCTTGATTCAATTACTGCTCTCCATATAAATCTTTTTTAATATCATTAATTTTTTTATCACGATAACGTTTGACAGCACGCCGTTTAATTTTATCTTTATTTCTTTCGTAGTATTCCATATTCCAACGACGTTGAGCTTCTTTCCTTTCTTCTTCAGTTATATATATTTTTTTTCTACCCATAATACAATTTTATTTTTTCATATAGTTATCCAGTCTGAGAAAGTGTTGATTTAGCCAAGTATCAATATTAGGTAGGTTCATAAACAACCTATCTTCAAAGAATAATTTCTCAAATTTAAACTTTTGTAATCTTGGTTTAACATTATCTATCAAGTCAAGTATTTTAATTTTTGTATTACCTGATATATCAACATCACTCAGCTGCATTAGCCTATAATTTAAATCAATTAAATCAGTATGTTCAGTTAGTTTTGATTTTAACTTATCTAAGGTGAAGTCCTCTGAATCACATAATTCAGGAAACTTTTTTATTGCAGTTTTCAACCCAAATCTCGGAACACCTTTTATATTATCAGACTTATCACCATCTAATATTTTGTAGTAGATAAAATTAGTTGGATGAACCTTGTATTCATCATTAACTAAATCTACATCGTATAGTTTTTTTCTTACAGGACTCCAAACTTTAATATCTTCCGATACTAATTGTAGGAAGTCCTTATCAGTAGACATAATTATAGATTTTTTAAATCTATTTTTTGCTAAGTACGCTATAACGTCATCAGCTTCTATATTATCTACTGCCATAACATTTACAGGTAAAACCTCAAGATAGTTCAACAATCTTTTCAACTGAATTATCATATTGGTTTTTTCATCATCAGATTCAAGACCATCTTGTCTATTCAATCGAACTGCACCAGTTCTTTTTTCTTTATATTCAGGAAATATTTTCCGGCGACGAGTAGAACCACCTTTACCATCAAACACTATTACAACCCTTGTTGGTGATAACATATTAATAGCGTAACCTACACTCCTAAGAAAACCTACCAACCCACCAACGTGTATACCGTTATCATTCATTGTTGGCAAAACACTAAACACTCTAATAAAAGTGTTTAAACCATCAACTATTAATACTTTATCATCTACATCGCCGCCGTGAATATCCTGTTTAGACTTGTCTTTTATCTGATTGAGAATGGATATATAGTTGTCATTAGACATTAATCATCCATTACATCTTCAGTTTCAGTAACATCATCTATACCTAGTTCACTCATATCATATTTGAGAACTAGCTTTTCACAAATCATATTGTAACAATGTTCCTTAAACTCTTCATCTTCCAATTTCTCATTCCAATCTTTAGATTGAAACTTGAGTTCTTTACCTTTATGATCGTTCATAGTATACCAAGCACCACCTTGCTTCACAAGTTTATGGTCTTTCAATATCTTTAACCAACTACCTGTATCATCTATACCACTTTCAAAGTATAATGGAAACTCGGCTTGTCTTAGTGGAGGACCTAATCTATTTTTGATAACTTGAGCAAGTATAGTCATTCCAATTACATTACCTTTACTATCTTTAATCTGTCCTTTATTCTTTAACCTAACACGAGTTGAAGCGTGAAAAGGTAAAGCTTTACCACCACTTGTAGTCCACGGGTCACCAAACATAACACCAAGTTTTTGCCTGAGTTGATTCGTGAATACAAGAGCAACTTTTTGCCTACCAATCATTTGGGTAATTTTTCTCATTGCTTTAGATATGATAATTGCTTTTGATGTAGCCCAACCGTCTTTATCATAATCAGCTTCCATCTCAACTTTAGTTGATGCAGCAGCTAATGAATCTACAAGAATAGTTACTAACCTATCTTTATCTGATTCACGTACTTTAGCTACTATATGTTCTATAGCTGAGAATATATCCTCAACAGTTTCTAAGTGAACATACAACATACTATTGATATCTACACCTATAACCTTTAGAAAATCTTGGCTTACTGCAGTTTCAGTATCTATGTAAACTGCTACACCACCTTTCTTCTGAGTTTCAGCTAACATATGTGCACCAAGTAGAGATTTACCACTTGATTCTAATCCATTTAATTCTGTAATCCTACCGACAGCGATACCACCATTCGGGCGATTAGATATTGCTAAATCTAACATTGTAGAACCAGTTGATATGAATTCTTTTATATCAGTTGGTGTGGTTACACCATTATCTAAAAAGAAAGCTACATTATCTTTACTACCTTTAAATGATTGATTTAGATTTTCGGCTAAAATGCCTGCGAGTTCATCTCGTGTACTCATTTACTTCTCCTATAAAAGTTATGGGGCAGCTGATGCTGCCCCAATTAACTAACTTAACTATTGAATAAATCGTCAAATGAATCTGTTACAGATTGAACTGAATCAGATTTACCTACTGGAGCATTTGTAGTTTTTTCTTCGGTAGGTTCATCTGCATCGTCATCATTTTCTGAATTACCATTCACCCAATTTTCAAGGGCTAATGTTAGTTCCTCATAACTCTGCTCTTTATAAATCTCTCGGATATCTTTTTGATTCTCCATAAGATTTTCCATTAAAGAAGCATCTTCCGTGATCGGTGTTTGATTAGGTTTAACCCTAATACTTGTTTTAGGATACTGAGCACCCAATTCTTCTGCTGTTTTGAACTCGACAACAATATCACGACCATTCATTGAGTCGGTGATATCAAAGTAATCAGGATCGGTATTAATAGATAACAGTTCTTGATAAACTGTTTTACCAAATCCCCAAAACTTAACACCCTCTGATTCTTGTCCTCTAACCACGATTGGTGCGAAAGTTCTCATCTTAGCTTCTAACTTTCTACCCATAGCGTAATCATCACGATTGCCGTTAGCTTTCAATTTCTTCGAAAACTCTTCGATTGGGTCAGGACGTCCAAATGAAATTGGTGAAAGATAATTTTTCTTACCAATTTGATAATGAAAGTACAATTCAATAAAAGGATTTTCCTTATTGAATTTGTAAGGTACTATTCTAATTTGGGTTTTACCAGCTGATGGTTTCCACAGATTACTTACACGAGTATTTGATTCTTGAAGTTGGGATAACCTTGCTTTTATTGCGTTAATATCCATTCGATATTCTCCTATTGTTTACTGTTTATTTGTTAATTCGTATTCGAGACATTCTCGTCTCAAACATAAATATAACCTTATGTTTAAAAAACGTATTTTTTTTATTTCGTTAAAAACATTTTGTTCATAGTTTTAGCCACTTCCATTACATTCGTAACGTTAATGAAACTAGCATCTTTACCATACATAGTTTTGAAATCTTGAACATATCTATCTCTATCATACGTATCACCGATGAAGTAAGATAAAACATTAACTCCCATACCACGTATCTTGTTTACCATTTTTTTAGTATGATTCAAAGCATCACCGTAATAGTAGTCAACACCACCACCACTAAACATTGGCATTCCATCTGAGAAATTCAAGAAGTAAGAATCTCTATCATTAGAAGTAGGAATGATATCTTTTAAGATAGCTTCGAAACACAAGCCCTCAGGAGTAGTTCCACCAGGTCTTATGAAAGCAAAGTGTCTCTTGATTTTAGACATCTTATCAACTCTTGAATCATAACCTACAGCTATTAAAGGCATATAATTACTATTCCCTCTAGTTCCTCTAGCAGCCTCGTGTGTAGTTCTAAAAGAAACAACGACATCAACATTTTGAATCATTGAAGCAGCCTGACAAATAGCGACAACTGAAGTCATCGTCTTATCCCACTTATCTCCACTCATACTACCTGAGGCATCAACTGAGATATGTAAGAAAGCATCCGAGAACTTTTCCACAAAAGTAGTGTTGAAAACTCTCTGATTTCCAAAACCTAATTCACTAATTAATCTCTTATCAATCTTACCACTATCAAGTCTAGTCCACTTGGTATCTCTTGATTCTCCACGAACTTGAAGTTTTCTACCAAGTTTCTTACCAAGAGCGATACCTTCATTGATTGGCACTTTGTTGTGTTCCATAACTCTAAGATAGTAATCCCTTAAATCTGTTCTATTTCTATCTCTGAAATTTGTACTCATTAGAGCTGGAAAAACATAATCATCAAACATACCATCAGTAAGTTTATTAACATAAATACACTTTACACCTTTTACAGCAACAGGCTTGTAACTACCACTCACATAATCATACTGCTCTTGAGTAAGACCATCACCAACGTTTTTTAACTCAACACCAGCTTCTTCCATACTCTTGACAATACCTTCATCTTTTTTAGATAACTTACCTGTCTTAGGTGATTCACCATTTATAAACTTCTTCTGCTTCTCAATAGCATTAGCAAGTTGCTTTTTCTGATTATCAGTAAGTTCTACTACTTCACCACCACTACCACTTTTCATCTCACCATTTTCAATAAGTTTTTTTATTTCATCAACTTTTGAATCTGGAACTGAACCACCATTACTCATCTTATCACCATCTGATATTTCAGAAGCAGGCTTTACTTCACCTGTCTTATCATTACTAACTGCATTAGGTAGTAATTTGTAAATAGTGTAAACAACTTCTTGAGCAACTTCAAGAGCTTCACTCGTAGATTGCATACTCTTGATACCACCCATATCTTTAAAGATAAGATTGTAAATTTTATCCAACTTAGGAAGAACATCTAACCTACGATTTTTATTAGTAAAGTTTAATATTCTGAATAAGTATGAATCCCAACTGATAGAAGTATGTTCATCAGATAGAACAGCTTTGTCAATCACTTTGGAATGAAAATACTTATCATACATAGAAGTGTAGTAACCCTTGTAGCCAGGTGAAGTAGTAAAGACATAATAGTCAATACGTCTATCCTCAACGTAGTTCAACATATTTTTTACGTGTCCCATCACATCATATCTACTGTATCCCGCCCCTTTACCAAGTTCATAAACATCGTGTCTAATTTCGAACTCAAGATTTTTAAGTAGAACAAAATCAGAAAGTTTGATATGTGAACCCTCGTGAAGAGCCAAACCAACCGTTGAGTCAAAGTTTTTGTCATCAAGTTTAGAACCGATAGTAACAACTTTACCATCAGTATAAGAATCATTACTGGTTTGAAATCTTACAGGAATAGAAGAATCGCCAGTAACAA